AGAAGAAAAAAAAGAGGCTATTGAAACAAAAGGTTATCAAATGCCAGAGAGTGAGTTAGTTGCATGGATTAAAGAAGACACTTATTTTAAATACACAAAAAAGGAACCATCTGATGAAGATTTATTAAAATATAAAGTTAAAGCAAAAGAGATGTCAAAAAATGCTATGTGGGGTGTAAACATATTTAATTTATATAAATCTTTAAACTTATCCTATCAGGATTTTTGGGATTGTACAAATTTTTTTCTTGAGCATGATAATGCTAGTGTTTCACCCGTTCAAGAACCAATAGCATTTCTTGAGGGCACTGCAAAGGGATTATGGATTCCTAATTCTTGGGAAGTTAAAAATAAAGAAGGTTACAACTTCTTAATGAGAAGAATTGCAACAATATCATTTGCTTTTTAGGAGACAATAAAAATGGAAATTGAAGCTTTTAATGATAGGTTCTCAAAAATGGTTGAAAATGTCATAAATAATGAGGTTCTTAATCAAATAGGTGATGAGATGGTTTCATCTATTCAAAACAGAACTCGTTTAGGTGATGGTGTTTCTGCAATGGGTTCGGTAAAAAGTAAACTAGCGCCTTTATCTCCAAACTATATAAGAATGAGAGAATCACACTTACAGTCTATAATGTGGGGATTAGCAAGAACAAGACTTTCTCATTTAACTTTAACGGGGCAAATGCTTTCATCAATTGATTATGAAATTTCAAGAAATGGTGTTATTTTAAAATTTAACAATGAAAAGGCATTAGAAAAGGCCCAATGGGCTCATGCAGGATATGACAATAGACCGCAAAGACCATTCTTCTTTCTTTCAAATTTAGATCAAAAGAGGGTAAAACTTCTTTTAGAAGAAGCTTTTGATAAATACCTTTTAGAAAATTTCAATTGATAGCTTGCAAGACATTTTTTAATATGATTAAATAAGAGAAGAAGGACTGTAGTGCAGTTTTTATTAAGGCTAGTAGCCATTTTTTTAAAGGAGATTCTTATGAGCGGAAATTCTGAAAATATTCTACAAGAAGGGGATATGAATCCTACTCCAAAGGAGGATAAAGTTTCATATGAAACACACCAAAAACTCTTAAAGCAGTTAAAAGAAAATCAAGTTCGTATGCGTGAACTTGAAGAAAAACAAAAGCTTATTGAGGAAAAGGCCCGTGAGGAAGAGGAAGTAAAACTTAAAGAGCAACAAAAGTGGAAAGAGATAGCAGAAAGAAAAGATACTGAAATTAAAAAAGAGCAAGAAAGAGTAAAGCTTCTTGAGAAGAAGTTTGTCAACTCTTTGAAGGAACGTGAATTTAAAGAAGCTCTCGGCTTTCCTATCAAGCCAAAATTTCTTTCCTTTGTTGATTTTGATGATATTTCTTTAGATACTGATGGATTTATTGATAAAATAACATTGGAAAATGTTGTTAATAAATTCAAAGAGGAGAATCCAGAATTGCTACCAAAAAAAGAATCTAAAGAAGATATTCCTAGTGGGAACAAGTCTTCTAACAAATCATTGCCTATACAAAAGGCTAATGATGTTAATTTAGGCTTGCAGGACATAAAGAATATGACTCCTGCTCAATTGTTAGAAATGTACAAGAAAGTTAAGAAGGAGAAGTAAAAATGGCTAATATTACAGTAACGAACACTTCAGCGGTTGCTATTGATGTTGTTTCTCAATATGTTCAAACATACTTGAAGAACAATGCGGTGATTTTACCAACAATTATAGATAGAACTTCTGATGTTGTTCCTGGAGCAAAGCAAGTTGAAGTTGGTCGTGCGGGTTCTTTGAGTGTTGGTGCGGAAACAAAAGTTGCAAACACGCCTTATACGGGACAAACTTTAACATGGACGACTGATGATTTATTGTTGAATTTGCATAAAGGCGTTTATGTTGAGATGGAAAACATTGCCAATATCCAAAGTGTTGTTGACCAAGAAGCGGCTATTTTAGAGCGTGCAACGGAAGATTTGACATTTGATTTGGAGACGGCTTTATATACTGCTATGAAAGTGGTTTCAGCTACTACTCCAGACCATCGTGTTGCATTTAAATCTGGAACAACATTGTCATTAGAAGATATCACTGGTGCGAGAAAGCTTTTAAACATTGCAAAAGTTCCAATGATGGACCGTTTCATGATTATCAATCCTGAACAAGAAGAAGATTTACTAAATCTTGATAACTTTAGAAGTGCAGAAAAATATGGCTCAAATACTGTTCTTATGAATGGTGAAATTGGATTAATTTTTGGTTTCCGTGTTCTTATGACAAATGCCGTAACAGCTGATGAAGTTCTCTTTTATCATCGCTCCCATTGTGCATTTGCAAGACAGTTGGCAATGACATGGGAAAATGATCGAAAGCTTCAAAACTCTAGTCGTGAATATCTTTTAGAGACTATCTATGGTCTTAAAATGTTGGACACTGGAAAGCGTGCTATCCTTATTAACGCAACTGGTGCTTGATAGGTGTCGCTCAAGAGCGTTCTTATCAGGATGCTCTTTTTTATGGAGGTTTTTTAAATGCTAGATTTAAAAGAAAAACTTACAATCTTATTTTATGATAATGTTCTTGATATTTATGAGGACAAAACTCTTTTTTTAAATCAATTTAAAGAAGAAAATGATTTTTCTTTTACGTTTGATAATACTATAGACATTTATGTTGGTTTTACAAAACCAATACGAAATTTCTATGTACATTTAAAAACACCTTCTTTATCTTCTATGAATTTAATATTTCAGCATTCAACCACATCTGGAATGCATGTTATTCCAAACGTTTTTGATGAAACAAGAGGTTTTTCAAAATCTGGTTTTATTCAATACGAAGAACTTGGAGTGAATACTTTTTCTGTATATGGTATTCAAAAGTATTGGATAAAGATTTCAGCGCCGTTGGGAGATTCTGATATTTCTTTATGCGCCATAAATATGTTGCTTAATAGCATTTATGATTTGTCTGCAAAATATCCTCAAATAAATGATGAGGATTTTTTACTTGGAAAAGCTTCTTTGCATGTTGCAATTGAAAATGCAAGAAATGAAATTGTCGCAAGACTTGTTCGTTTAGGTATTGAGACAAATTATCAAAAGAGGATAACTGTGTTTGATTTGTTAGATATACAAGAAATAAGAGAAGCTTCAACTTGTTTAACATTAGCAAACATTTTTGAGATGGTGTCTGATAACAATGAGGATAAGTTTTTTAGATTATCAAAATCATTTTTTAAGAAGTATGATGAATCAATAAAACTTTTTACTTTAACAATTGATAAAAATCAAACAGGTATTCCTGAAAAACAAAAGACTCAAATTCTTACAGGAAGGCTTATAAGATGATTAAAAATATTGTTGAAGCTTTAGAAAATATTGTTTTATTACAAACTGGTTATTCAAAACTTACTCATGTATGGGACATAAACAAAAATCATAATACAAAGTTAGAAAAGAAATATGGTGTTTCACCTCTTTCAATAAAGGAAATAAATGGAACAACAAATGCAATTACATATTTACAAGATTTTATGGTTGTTTTGTGCGATAGGTATGTTCATGAAGCTCAAAATGATAATAAAAAACAAGAAAAAGTATTCGATTTGATGGATAAATGGATGTTGATATACAAGGAAATGATTAAATCTCGTTTTAATCTTTCAAACACTATTATTTCATGCAAGTTTGCCAAGGTTGAAAAACCTGTCTTTGATGAGGATTCAAAAACGATTTTTCTTTTTGGTACAATAACTTTATTGTATCGAGATGTATTATAATTAAGGAGGAATTTTATGGCTTTTGCAACAACAAAATCAAGAGTTGTGTATTTAACAGAAGAAACTACACAAGGGGTAGCAGTGGCGCCAACATTAGGTTCACAAGCTGTTGCTATTTTAAGTGATGGATTTGAATTGAATGGTGAAAAAGAACTTGTAGAACGTACAGTTCTAACATCTTCAATTTCAAAACAAATTCCAAGAACAGGAATTAAAACAGCAACGGGCTCCATTGGTATTGAATGGAAAGCACATGGAACAGCTGGAAGTCAAACAGAAGCAAGTCTTCTTTATAAATCGGCTTTAGGTTATGTAAAAACAATTGCAACCACAACCACAACAAAAACTGGAAATACTGCGTCAATACT